GTCCAATATATGCACTGCTCAAGCACTCCTCGCAAATATGGCAGGTTTTTATGCTGCTTACCACGGTGCGGAAGGTCTGAAAAAAATAGCAGATAGAATACTGCGATATAGGCACTTGTTATTAACAGCATTGAAGTGGTGTGGTATTGAAGTTGATGATTCAGAAGGATTTGATACTATAAGATTTAAAGGTAAAAAAACCATAAAAGATTTCAATGTTCGATACGAAGATGGTTGGACTATTCTATCATTAGATGAACTTACAACATTAGAAGAAGTAGCTTTAATCGTATATTCACAGTATGGAGATTTTCCTTTTGAGGTAACTGATATCAATAAAAGATATGAGTGGTCAAATGTTCCTCTTCGAAAGAAACCTTGGTTACAACAAGAAGTATTTAATAAGTATCAGAGTGAAACTAATATGATGAGATATATTCATGAATTAGTATCGAAAGATTTTTCACTTGTGAATGGTATGATACCTCTTGGTAGTTGTACAATGAAATTAAATGCAGCAGCAGAACTGATGCCAGTATCTTGGCCAGAGTTTGCAAATATGCATCCGTTTGTTCCAGAGGATCAAACTCTTGGATATCAAAAAATTATATACGATTTGACAGAATGGTTGTGTAACATAACAGGATTTGCTGACATATCACTACAACCAAATGCAGGTTCTCAAGGTGAGTATGCAGGTCTATTAGCAATACAAAAATATCATCAGAGTCGTGGTGATTATAATCGAAATGTATGTTTGATTCCAACAAGTGCACATGGAACTAATCCTGCATCGGCAGTCATGGCAGGTATGAAGATTGTTCCGATTAAATGTGATGATGATGGTAATATAGATCTCAAAGATTTAGAGAAGCAAGCACTTATGAACATGCTTGAATTATCTTGTATTATGATTACATATCCATCAACTCATGGTGTATTCGAACCTACTATTAAAGATATCTGTAGAATTGTACATGAGAATGGTGGTCAGGTTTATCTTGATGGTGCAAACCTAAATGCACAGGTTGGACTTGCAAAACCTGGTGATTATGGTGCGGACGTATGTCATCTTAATTTGCATAAAACATTCTGTATTCCACATGGTGGTGGAGGTCCTGGTGTAGGACCAATTGGAGTGGCAGAACATCTCACACCATTTATGAATCAAAGAGTATCGGCAGCAGAATATGGAAGTGCAAGTATTCTTCCTATCAGTTGGATGTATATTCGTATGATGGGTGGAGATGGATTGAGAAAGGCAAGTGAAATATCTTTACTATCCGCAAACTGGTTAGCATATCAGATAGATCCATCATTTAAAGTTTTGTATAAAGCAAAGAATGGTCGTGTTGCACATGAATGTATATTTGATTGTAGAAGTCTACCAGTCACAGCAGAAGATGTTGCAAAGAGATTAATGGATTATGGTTTTCATGCCCCCACTTTGTCATGGCCAGTTACAAACACCATGATGGTCGAACCAACTGAAAGTGAATCATTGGATGAACTCAAAAGATTTGTAAAAGCAATGGACATGATAAGGAGAGAAATCTATACACAAAAAGATATTTTAAAAAATGCTCCACACACTGCTCGAATGATATCGAAAGATGATTGGGAATATAATTATAGTCGTGAAGATGCAGTATATCCTATGAAACAATCAAATAAGTTTTGGCCAGCAGTATCAAGAATTGATAATGTATATGGAGATCGTAATTTAGTTTGTTCATGTGAAGATTATTTTGCTGAAGAAAAAACACCAGTTGAAAGATTACATGATGATATTAGAAAAAATGTTGGCAAAAAATAATTTATGTGTTAAGATATGGAAGGTATGGAAGTATGCTCTTGGTTCATTCCAAGATGAAACTACCAAAAAGTATGATGATATTATCTGTATTATCAGATCCTTTATCTTCTTACAACTCGTGATTACCAATTGTTTTATCGTTGCAGGAAACATTCGTCACTGGAACGATCATTATACACCACCACATTATGAACATATTCGTGACAGATCCTGACCCTCTTGAGTCTGCAAGAGTGTTACCCGACAAACATGTAGTAAAGATGCCACTTGAGACTTGCCAGATGTTGGCAGTAGTCTACTCCAAGTGGTATTTTAATTGGGGTAATGATTTACTGCCTAAGAAGGATGGAACACCTTACAACACTGAGAAGGGTGCTTTCCGTGGACATCCTTGTACAATCTGGGCAGCACAAAGTATTGCGAATACTGCTTGGTTGATTCAACATGGTTTTGGATTACTTGAAGAGTATACTCACAGATATGGTAAAGTTCATTCTTGTCAGACTGCAATGAATGCAGCAGAAAAAGTGTTTGAGGAAAAAACAGGAAGAACATTATTATGCCACAAAGAAGCAACATCATTCGCATTCGCAGGTCCAGATCAGTTTAAACATGATACGAGTATTGATATATTAACTAAGTATAAAAAATATATTGCATCTAAACCTTGGGCATCATCAAATTATCTTCGTAATCCATCACGCAAACCAGAGTGGTTATCATGAAACATATTTTATTTGATCTCATAGATTGTCCTTTTGATCTTTTAAATGATGAAGAATTTATCAAAGATAATTTACTGAATGCATCGGTAATTGCAAAATCACCTTATCTTAAAATAGAGACACATAAATTTGAACCGCAAGGTGTAACTGGTTATGCTTTACTTGTAGAAAGTCATATGAGTATTCACACATGGCCAGAATTAGGTCTTGCAAAGTGTGATATATTTTGTTGTGGGGAGAAAGCAAAACCAAAAGATGCAATAGAATATTTACATCGTCGTTTTAAGTCGCAGGAAGTAAGACGATGGGTGTGTGATAGATCCAGTAAAATAATTACTGTACTATGAATCATTCACCAAACAATGATGACAAAATACCCAGATGGTTCTATAATACAGTTATTAGCATGGGTGTTATGGTATTCATTGCCTTTGGTCTAATTTTATTTGGTATGTTATGAAGGAATTTGATTATGAACTCGATTACAGAAGAATTGATTTTACACTTGAAGAAAATCGCAAATTTTATCGCATTGGAAGGGGAGAACAAGGAGTGTTATTGGTTCGCCCTTATACTCACGATATATGCCCTTATTGGAGATTTAAGACTCCAGAACTTGCAATGATGTCTGCACATAGTATCTTCGATATGTATCTAGATTACCTAGAAGAGAAGGACTTCATAGGTATGGATATGTGTCGTAAGTTTTTAGAGATGGGATTTACTCGTGCCAGAAGATATGCAAATCACAATTCTGGAAGAAAATATAAGAAGGGAACGAAGGAAATATTACCGCAAGAAGATGATTATATGTCTAGTAAATATGCACGTTCCGCAACAATTTTTAAGAAAGTTCGTGATTTGGTTGCATATAACGATACATATAGTATGATGAGAAAAGCATGGAGGTCTAACGAATGATTTTTCTATCAAATCCACCAGTATATTTTTTACCTGGTACTTGGGAAGCACCTGATGTAGTTTACAATACTGCAGGTTCTATGATACAATTAAGTGTAATCGTAATTATGTTTGCAGTTTATGCGACATTATCAATTAGATTAAGAAAGAGAAAAAGAAAACTTAATTAAATTTCTTTTTTATTTTATGAATTATGAGTGACTTTATATGGGTTGAAAAATACAGACCCAAAACAATTGAAGAATGTATCTTGCCTGAAAGTATTAAAAAAACTTTTCAGGATTTTGTAACTGCAGGTGAGATACCAAATATGTTATTGTCAGGTCCACCAGGTATTGGTAAGACTACGGTGGCAAAAGCATTATGTAATGAACTAGGAGCAGATTACTATGTCATTAATGGATCGGATGAAGGACGTTTTCTCGATACTGTTCGGACGAACGCAAAGAACTTCGCATCTACAGTCTCTCTTACGAGCCAGTCGAAACATAAAGTCATCATCATTGACGAAGCAGACAATACCACTTCCGATGTACAGCTCCTTCTCAGAGCGTCTATTGAGGAGTTCTCCAGAAACTGTAGGTTTATCTTTACCTGCAATTACAAAAACAAGATTATTGAACCATTACATTCTCGTTGTTCTGTTGTTGACTTCTCGATTAACAAAAAAGATAAACCAACGATAGCAGCACAATTCTTTTCTCGAATTAATTATATTCTAGAAGTTGAAAGAATTGAATCTGATAAAAAAGTTATAGTACAATTAATTAATAAACACTTTCCTGATTGGAGAAGGGTGTTAAATGAGTGTCAGAGATACTCAGTGAGTGGGAAAATAGATAGTGGAATTTTAGTAACCTTTTCAGATGTATCAGTTGATGAACTTACAAAAAACCTCAAAGAAAAAAACTTTTCTGCGGTACGTAAATGGGCGGTCGATAACTTGGATAATGATCCTGCCGTTCTGTTGCGGCGTATATATGATGCTCTTTATAGCACCCTTAAAAACTCTAGCATTCCTGCTGCTGTTCTCATTATTGCTCGGTATCAGTATCAGATTGCTTTCGTAGCAGATCAAGAAATAAATCTTTTAGCTGCATTGACTGAAATTATGGTGGAGTGCGAATTCAAATGAATATATTCGGACTTATCGGAATCTTCACACTTCTATCTGGTATAGGATCTGGAGTTATGTTATACTTTATTATCATGGAGAATTTAAAATGAAAATCTATCGAGATGAATTGTTAAAGATATTGAAAGAAAAATCTTACAAAAAGGGTGAGTTCACTTTATCTTCTGGTAGAAAAACTGACCATTATGTAAATTGCAAAACTGTGACTTTAGATGGTAGAGGTTTAGCAATCGTAAGTGCTATGCTTGCCGAATGTGTCGAAGAAGATTCGGTGTCGGTTGCAGGACTCACTCTTGGTGCTGATCCTTTAGTATCAGGTGTTGCCATGGTATCAGCACTGAATAAAGGTAAACTAAATGGATTGATCGTTCGTAAAGAATCAAAAGGTCATGGCACTGATGATTATATTGAAGGTCCATTACCTGATAAAGGATCTAAAGTTACTGTTCTGGAAGATGTAGTCACGACAGGTGCATCATCTATTAAGGCAGTAAAAAGACTTCGTGATGCTGGTTATGAAGTTAAACGTGTTGTTTCTATCATAGATCGTCAAGAGAATGAAGAAGCAAATACAGCATTCAAGTTGGCAGGACTTGAATTTTATAGTATATTCTCTTTGGAGGAAATTGCAAATGAAACCAATGTCGAAACTGAAACATCAAATTAAATCAAACAAATACTACTTGTTTTGGGGTGCTGCAACAGTAGCAGTCATGGCAGGACAAATATATGTTGGTGCAGGATATCGCACAATGTCTCAGGAGGTAAGAGATCTTGCTGAGATTATTACAATTAAAATGGAACTTGAAGAACTTAGATCTGGAATGGGAGGATTTATTTATCAATGAATTACTTTACTACTTTAATTAATCATGGTGATTACGCTGGACTACCACCAACTGGTGTATTCATTTTTTGGATAGTAACATCTGTGGTAGTATTAGTGGGATATGGTATATACATGACTTTTGGTTCTGGGGGGAAAGATCTTAAAGATGAAATTAGAGAACATGCTAGAATGCATGAATTAGGTATTGCTCATGGTCATGAAGGTAAAAGACCAGTGATGACACAAAGAGCACAGGAACAAGATTATCCGCAACATCATCATGACGATTAATTCTTTGAAGACACCACTAAGATATCCTGGTGGTAAATCAAAGGCAATTAAAACTTTATCAAAATGGTATCCTAAAATTATTTCTGAATATCGAGAACCTTTTATAGGTGGTGGTTCCATTGCGATTGATATTACAAAGTCAAATCCAGATATACCAGTTTGGATAAATGATTTGTATGTTCCGTTGTATAATTTTTGGGTGCAACTCAGAGATCGGGGTGAAGAATTATCAGAGAGAGTTCGTGAAGAAAAACAGAATACTCTTGATGAGGGTGAACCAGATAAAATAACAGCAAAGGCAAAGGATTTGTTTAATAAGTATAAAGAAGAAATTGATACTTATGATGACTTTGAAAAGGCAGTTGCATTTTTTATTATGAACAAATGTAGTTTTTCGGGACTTACAGAAAATAGCACATTTTCACAGACAGCATCCAACTCTAATTTTTCGTTAGTTGGTGCTGATAAGTTAAGACAGTTTTCAAAGTTAATTGAACATTGGAAAATAACTAACCTTGATTATTCAGAAGTTATGAACACGGATGGTTCTGATGATACATTTGTATTTCTAGATCCTCCATATGATATTAAAGATTTTCTGTATGGAAAAAATCGTGAGATGCATAGATCATTTGATCATGATAAATTTGCAGAGAAGGTATATAAATGTAAACATAAATTTATGATCACATATAATTTAAATGATAGGTTGTGTGAATTATATAAAGATTACAATCTAAAAGAATGGAAACTTAGATATTCGATGGCACATCGTGGAGATAAAGGAACTGATGAAAATATAAAAACAGAATTATTAATTACTAATTACGACATACATCCTGCAACACCACTTGAACAACTACTTGTATAATGGAATTAAAAGATTGGTTAAACTCCATAAATCAAACAAAGAAAAATTTAATTGATGAAGATCCATCAGTTGAAAAAGAGTATCCACCTTATATAATAAACCGCATCTATTCTGGTCATCTTGATGCAATCATGTTTGCAAATGAAATGAACATGTATAATTTTTTACCAAAGAAGATGCAATATGACTTTTTTATAAATACCCTCAGAGTTAAGAAAAGATTTTCTCCTTGGCTTCGTAAGGATGAAATCAAAGATCTAGATTATGTAAAACGTTATTATGGGTATAGTAACGAAAAAGCAAAACAGATTCTTAAAATTCTTTCCAAAGAACAACTTAATTTTATAAAATCGAAATTTGAAACTGGAGGATCGAAATGAGTGTCGTTAAAGAACCAGAGGTGAACTGGACATCGGATCAGATGGTAGAAATTTCACTTGGTGAACCTGATGATTTTTTGAAAGTCAGAGAAACTCTAACAAGAATTGGTGTCGCATCAAGAAAAGAGAAGAAAATATATCAATCATGTCATATACTGCATAAGCAGGGTAGGTATTATATCGTTCATTTTAAAGAGTTATTTGCCTTAGATGGTAAACATGCGAATCTGACTGTGAATGATGTTCAGAGACGTAATCGCATAATTCAGTTACTTGTTGATTGGGGATTAGTAGAAATACTTAATGCAGATAAAATACAGGATATTGCACCACTTAATCAGATTAAAGTTTTATCATATAAAGATAAAGGTGATTGGGTATTGGAGACAAAATATAATATCGGAAGTAAAAAAAAGAAGACCGACTAGGCATTTCTTTTTGTTAAGAAATCCTCATAAAAGACCGATCTTATCTCTAAATAATATTGTGGTTAGAAGGAGATTATGCCTATGCACAACTCAATATCATTCAATCATTTGAATTCTTGGGTGCCTTACAACAATCAACATCCCGACCCAGTAGACGAATATTTTGAATGTATGGTTGAATGTGAAGAAGGTGACAAGTCATGTGCACTAGAATGTAGAACACTCTTAGGATAGGAGAAAACCGATGAGTCCATAAGAAAGAGGGGGGGTTAACCACCCTCTCTTTTTTTATGTTTTGTGGTTAAATAGTATTGGATGCCGAAAGGATCCAAATCTAACACTCGCTTACTAAGGAGAACTATGAACTTACAAAGGTATCACTCTGCAAATTTACCAGAGTTGATGAAAATAATTTCGAAGAACGGCATAGGTATGGATGATTACCTTGATCGTTTTTTTAATTCTTACGAAACTGTATCAAATTATCCACCATACAATCTTGTTCAGTTAAATAATGTTGAGTCTCTTTTAGAGATTGCCTTAGCTGGATTTAAGAAAAATGAAATTCATGTTTATACTGAGTATGGAAAACTTTTTGTTGAAGGACGAAAAGAAACTGATAAAGAGGGAGGATCCCAGTATATCCATCAAGGCTTGGCTCAAAGAAGTTTCACTAGAGAATGGGCACTTTCAGAAGATGTTGAAGTCAGAGAGGTTCAATTCAAAGATGGACTTCTTACCGTTAAATTGGGTAAAGTAGTACCAGAACATCATGCACGAAAAGATTATCTATGATATAATTAAAGAACTTATTGTTATGTAATGGATTATAAAAGTTCTGGAGTTGATATTGAAGCAGGTAATGCTTTCGTGAATTCTATTAAAGATACCGTTAAGTCCACTCATCGACCAGAAGTCGTGGGTGGACTTGGTGGTTTTAATGGTATGATTAAAATTCCAGAAGGATATAAAAAACCAATCTTAGTGTCAGGAGCAGATGGTGTAGGTACTAAATTAAAAATAGCTCATATCTGGGATAAGCATTATGAAATGGGCATTGATTTAGTTGCAATGTGTGTTAATGATGTAATTACCTGTGGGGCAGAACCTTTATATTTTTTGGATTATATTGCGACTGGTAAACTCGATGCAAAGAAATTATCTGAAATTATTACAGGAATTGCTATGGGTTGCACCATGTCTGGATGTACACTGCTAGGTGGTGAGACTGCAGAAATGCCTAGCATGTATGATTCATTAAGTTATGATCTTGCAGGATTTTGTACAGGTGTTGTAGAGGAGGATGATATTATTGATGGATCAGACATAACTGAGGGTGATTTGATTATTGGTATTGAAAGTAGTGGACTTCATAGTAATGGATATAGTTTAATTAATGATATGCTTTGGAGGCAAAAGATTGCTTATCTTAATATGCCTGAGTTATCTACACCAACACGTATTTACGTATCAGTTGTAAAAGAACTTATCAATCAAGTTCCAATTTTAGGTATGTCTCATATCACTGGTGGTGGTATTGTTGAGAATTTACCAAGATGTATTCCTGACGGACTCAAAGCAAACGTAAATTATGATTCATGGCCTTTACCCGACATATTTAAAAAAATTATGCTTGCAGGTGAGATACCACCAGAAG